GGTAATTTCTTTGACGCTTTTAGTCACGTCTTTGGATACCAGCTCACCATTAACTACGTCTAATTGATCGCGGTAAACTGATTCCATGTATTTACGTGCGGCCGGGTCTTTGTCGACCTTATCAGAAATAAACTGAGTGACCGCCATATCTAATACACGCGCCTTATCTTTTTCGATAAACTCTTGCTCGATAGACTTCATCTTTTCGTCACGCTCAGCAACAGCAGCTTTGTACTGCTCGATGTTGCCCTCTTTTTCAGCTAGAGCGACTTTCGCATCTTCTGCAATTTGTGCGGCTTCAAGAGCGGCTTTTTCAGAATCAGCTTTAATTGCCTTGTTCTGTTCAATTAAATCAGAGTTTTTAGCCTTTAAGCCTTTAACATCCGCATCATGCGCCGCCTGTACTTTAGCGAGCATTTCATCATCTAAACCTAAGTCATCGAATACCATAATTTATTCCTGTCCGTTAATTTTCTTTGATTTTACCATAATACAGCACAATGACAAATATTGTCACATTGTGACTATTTATAATTCAGCCCTTTCAAAAACTGACGGCTCTAACCTTCGCATATCGGCAAGGGTCAGCGGCTTGAAGTTTTTACCCAAAGAAAGCTTAGCGAACTCCGTAGAGCTTAACCCGCCATTGCGTAACAGCGTGGCGCGTGTGTTTCCTATAGCTGCGTTTTGGAATGCTACAGGCTGCTTTTTAAGCCAATCATAATAGCCAAGGCTTGCGTCTACCTGCTTACCACCTTCTGCGCCTTTGGATGATCTTGTTGCGCCTTCGTCAAGGAAGTCAAACTCTTCGCTTAACACACTTGTTACTACTGACCGGCAATTCGGATGAATCGGAGGCAATGGCCCTTCGCCAATATCAAAGCGCCTACCATCTAAACTAGCGCATTGGTCGCTTGTGCGTGAATCTAACGTACTAACCCATTCATAGCCTTTAATCAAATCACTATTAGCTTTCATCGTTGCTTGCCTAGCCTGTGATGCCGCGTGCTGTACCGATGTTCTCACAATCGTAAACGCCGAGCGGTTGCTAATATCTAACACACCGTCACGATAGTTAAGCGCCTTAGTGCCGCGTATGCCTCGCACTATCTCAGCGTTGGTTTGGCCTTGATAAAAACCTTGCTGTATCGCAGAGGTTACCCGGGCCGTTTCTTTGCGAGACCAGTCACGCATATACGGCTCAATTAAAGGGTCGCCTGCGTAATCTTTTATCTGTAAGGGATTGAGTCGAACAGCTGCCAAGACTTGCTCAGCGGCCGGTACTGTGGCGCTGTAGCTGGCTACGACGGTATTATATGCTTTCGCCTCCATTTCTGACTGAGAAATAGCAATAGCACCTAGATCACCGTTAAGCTGCGCCACATATTCGTCGTAAATGTCTTTCTGTATGCGCTGAACATCCGTTAGTAATACGTTAAGACGCTTCTTAGTCGTGATCGTGTCGCCTTCGTCACCGATGCGGTTACGCACCTCACGCTCAATACGCTTTAAGAACGGCGCGAATTTCTTATGCTCGCCCGTCTTTAGCCGCTCAAGTAATACTTGATTGCGTACACTTATGGATGTTAGCTCGTCGGATGTTTTAGCCACTTAATGCACCGTAAATGAATCAATAATCTCACCCGTTATGAGTGAGTAGAAATATATCACTGTTCTTCGTTCGTTGTAGTAACAGTCGATGGGATCACCTCGTCAAATTGTGGCGCAGGCACTTGCTCATCCTGTATCTGCTCGTGCATTTCCTCAAGGTCGGTATCTTCGCTGATTATTTTACCCTTCTGCAAAGCGATACTCTTTTCCATTTCAGATATTGCGCCAGCTTGCCATGCGCCTACGATAGCAGTAACCTCTTGAGCGGTCAGCTTAGAATCAAAGAACTCACGGTTTAAAGCGGTAGCCAAGTCATCATAGGCAATGCCCATTAGCTTATGGCAATACTCAAACATTTTCATGTAAGCGTCTGCCACGTTAATAGATATTGATTCTAGCACTGATACGTCTGAACCATGCTTAATGCGAACAGCTTCGGCTGTTTCGGCTTGACCGCTTGCTGTGATTAGTTGAGCACCTAGTGCAACCATGCGTAATTCATCTTTAGCCATTAGATCGGAGGATAAGCTGTTGGGCGATGGTTGAGCGAAACCGTAAACGCCGCCTGTTCCCATGATATGCACAATATCGCTACCAACCTCAACAGCCTTACCTTTTTCTTCATCTCTTCGCTTATGGCTCAAATAGCCATCGTCAGCAATGTAAGGTTGCGCTGCCGATGTATCCCAAGAAGACACTCGAAGATTAGCGGACTCTTGATAATGCCCGATATTCGTATCCACCAAAACCTCAAGAGGCAATGGGTCGTAATCTGGATTGTTATTTACCGACCCAACAAATACAAACGGGATTCTATCCAGTGATTCACTGCCACCAGCAATAATAGGTATCTCTTCACTTGTCGCAGTCATAGCCTTGTCGTACATTTGCACAGTCACAACGTCATCATCAAGCCGATAAGCGCGGAAAACTTCCTCTTCTGTTCGATCTATCTTGTTGTCATTCCATACTGTCTTGTATTCACGCAAGATAAGCAGATCAAGCACTTTAGCGCCATCAACTACCGATTCGTGATAGTCAACGATATTTTCAGCTGAGTATTGTTTAATGCTTGCACGGTAACCGCGCCTTACTCGATCTAATGTGACTGATTCGCCCTTTTCATTTCTAGGCATATCAGCAAGCAAGCCATGACGACCCACTTGCGTTACATTCCACGAGACTAATTGCGCTTGGTGATCTAATGATAAGCCAGCACCATCAGCATCTTTTAGCAAGTAATCCATTCCGCCTGTAAATTCAGGCCAACGCGGGTCAGATCGAAACAATAAACCCATTAATCCCGATAACGTTCTTGCGGACGCATTGAATAAAACAGCACCGTTAATCATGCCCATGTTTTTGTTTTTATTATAATCACTTGTGTCTGATGGGTTAATTAGCCGCAGATAGCCAGTATTGCAGTTCAATAACACATTTTTTCTGGCTTCATTGGTAATGCCGATACGCGCTAGATCAACCTGCCTTAACCTAAACTGCCCATCTATGACATCACGTACTCGCTTATATCTCTGGCAGTATTCTATGTGCTTTTGATTGGTAATCATCGTAAATTCCTAAATGGTGCGGTAATAATATCGTTGTTGGTGCTTTCTGCCATAGCTAAATACCTGAACGCATCAGCGGCGTGCGATGCCCAATCATGCAACGGTCTATCGCGCCAGCATCCTAACTTATCGTTCCACTCTTTCCTGTAGCTTTCTAGGCATTTTACACCTTCCTCGGTCTTAACGCTATCAAAGGCACATTTACCCAATATCTCACGGGCAAGCTCGATACCCTCATCAATAGACATTATGTCTAACTTATTGAAATATATCTTGTATAGCTCCCCGTCAATTTCTAAACCGTCCTGAGCAATCTCAATGCGTGACCTTGCATCACTGCCAAATTCTCTATGAGAGATATCATGCGGCGCATAATGCTCACCGTAATTGTACCCTTTATCTTTTAGCACTTTAAAATAATGCCTTAAACCTTCGCCGGAGTTTTCATAAAAATCTATGACGTGAATCATATTTCCTATTTTCTGGTAAAACCATATTGAAGTAGAGTCGCCAACACCCAAATCCCACGCGGTATGAACTGGAGCATCATTATCTGGCATATTTCCAATACGTTTGTCTTCGTATATTTTAGCGAATTGTTTGGAATAGTAAGCACCCTCAATAGACTGTTCAAAAGCTTCTTCTGGGGTAGACGGGTATTCCCGCTTCATGTCATCGCCCAAACTTTTCCATTTAGCCGAATACCAAGCCTTTTGACCGTCCGAAAGAGAAATGCCGTGCTTTTCTTTTAGTTCATCAAAATAACTATATAGCGCATTAGATATTCGTCCATCAACAGAATACTCGGCTCTAGTCCACCACGGGAAAAAATGAAACTTAAAATCTAAAGGTGATAGGTCAATACCTGAATCAGTATCTTTTTTTGATTGTGTGCTGTAGTCGTAAAAATAGCCAGACTTGCCGTCCGCAGTAGATTCAATGGTCAGCCTACCACCCGAAGCGACTGCCTCAAACGCACCCGTAACAATCTCCTTTGCCTTTTCTGGAAACTTTTTACAGATATTACCAAACTCAGATATATGCAGACTTTGAAGAGTGCCGCCTCGGTATGATGTAGAAACCTTTATTGATGAACCGTTTGAGAAAACGTAGGAATTATCTTTGTCGCTTAGAGGAAGCGGAAGCTCGTAACCCACCGCATTAAGAACATACTTAACATCATCAGTTATATTTTGATAAGCGTACTTTATCTTGTTGCGATAAATATCTTTAGCCGAGTCAAGGTTATGACAAATGCAGCCAGCAGAGAAGTCACTAACAAATAAGCAGCTATCTAGGTTAGATATCATTTCAAAGGTAGTGAAGCCAAGCTGCCTAGCCTTTAAGATCAAGCTTCGATAATGCCGATCTAAGTAGAACTTTTCTTGCTCTTCGTTCGGAGAAAACAAGCACTTCTTACCATGCTTATCCTTGATGTAGTACATGGCATTAAGCCGAAACCACTTGTAAGTCATAGCATCGGCTATTTGCTCATCGCTTAGCTTTTCAGTGTTAGCAATGTACCAATTGGCCTGCTCGTGATTACTCCTTCGAACCATCTTTCAATCTTTCAGATAAAGGCTTGTCAACAGATAGGTCTATTTCTTGGTGAGACTTCTCACGCCACTTGTCTGGCTGCCTGTTCTTCAACCAAAATATCTGCGCTGTGGTATCGCCTAAATGGCGCTTCTTGGTAGTAGTCACCTTTGTTATACTGCCATTTTCTGCCTCTTCCTTGACTTCTTCATATTCAAACCCTAGCGCTCTATCGTATAATGATTTCTCAACCTCGGCATCACTAAATCGCTTACCATCCTTTAGGGACTCCATAAATCTAGGATGCTTGTTTTTCCATAAGTTTAACGTGGATACAGCAATACCGAAAAAGTCTGCTATCTCTTCGTCAATAAAGCCCTTTAAACATAGCTTTCTAGCCTGCTCTATATGCTCTTCTTTGAATAGCGTTTTTCTTCCTGCAGTCATCTAGCCCCCTAAGAACTAAAAGTTGCGACCCTAAGCCGCTATAGTGATTTGATTGGTATATAAAATGATCGGTTAAAAGTCTCTATTGCCGTGCTTACAGTGAATCGAACCTTAGCCCTTTTGCTTATAATGCCAGAATTGACCAAAATTGTCACATTCTGACCAGAAAAGGTAGTATCTGATATTGTTATGTCTGTACCTACTGCACTTGCAGCGGTTATAGCGTCAGCGCCAAGAAAAGATGACAGGTCTATATTGTACTTTGCAGTGTCAGCGCTATCTAGCGCATCCATCACTAAGCCGTCTACCCATTTAATTACTTTAGTCATCTTTTATCACCAGTGTGTCTCGCTCATCGAGCGATATATCTTCTTTGTCGTTAGCTGTTATGCCTTGCTTTTCTGCTAACTTAATCAAGTCTTTGCTGTCTAGCATTATATCATCTTTTACTAATAGTGATAAACTATGCCTTTTGGATACCTCCACCCCCATACTATCAGGCATTTTAATTTCTGGCCTATAATCAAATAACAATGACTGCCTTTGCCCAAAAAGCACCAAATCCCTTTGGTCTAGCTTTACCACGTCCCTGTCTGATAACTGTATCGCAGGACGCTCGCCCATGACAATATTGAATGACCTTATTGATGACGATAATTTATTAAAGCCATAGTATTGAGAGGCGTAATATCTGGACCGGTAATAACTAGACGAATAATAACCCATTAACTGCCATCTACCGTGATAGTTAGCCGCTGCCCGTCTTCGTCCGTATTCGCTACTATTCGATCTTTAGTGTCTTGCGCATCCCTAAACGAAACATCATTGCCTGACACCGAAACCTTGCCTGCTGCCTCAGCTCTTATCAATCGTAGAGCCTCGTCATAAGTCTCGCTACCCTCTACCGTATCCATAGAAGGATCGAACGTAGAATATCCATCTAACCTAACATCATCATCAAGCAATGGGTTTACCGGTATAGAATCAACCCTAGTCTTTATTGATTCATCCCTGTCTCGATCATCTTGAGTATATTCTTTATATGCCGCACCGATATTTATCTGGGAGCTGCCGACCGCAAAAATCTGATCATCTACCGCTGCAACTATTGCATCGACTCCCGCATTCAAACCTATTCCAAACAACCGCCAATTAGCACCTAGATAAAGCTGTCGGCCGCCCTGAACAATATCATCCCATTCAACAACTGAACCTTGCTGCGCGTGCCACGCCATCCCATCCTCTGTAATTAACGCGTTCTCGGCAGCATTAAATATATCTTGCGGGTGAGCCTTAACATCATTAATTGTTATTCTTGCCTCCGGCGTAACCAGATCAAATGAAACACTTACGGCTGGGTTAGTGGATAGCGAGTACATCACAGTGCCATCCCTAAAGGTATAGGGATTTAGGGATACAGATACAGGGATAGTTGCACCAGCAATTAATGTTAAATCGCCAACATCGGGCGTAAATCCTTCCCTGTCTACTGCATAGCGCCAACCGCTGCCAGCATTAGAGCCAGAGAAAACAATATCTTCATGCGAGCTGGTAGCCTGTGTATAACTTCTAGTCACGCCCAGATTATCTTCTACCCTAATGTAATCGCCAGCAAGCAGACCGCCATTAAAGGCAATTGTTATATCGGCCAACTCTTGCTTCCACCTATAGGTGGCATCAAATGTACAGCCTATAGATATTGTTTCGATTCGATATTCGCCTACCCCGCCACTTGTCTTTATGACCCTGTACTTTATGCGCAACCCTTCATCACTGTCATAGTCAGCAAGAGCGGCTCGTGAAGCCTCGAGATTAACTGCTGTCATGGCGACAAAAACACCGCTATAACTGCCCTCCTCTGTTCTCATATCATACGTGATAGAAAAAACACCGGTGTTATTACCGCCTACAGATACAGTATCGAAAGACTCAACTCCGCCTATATTGTTCGTCTCTATTTCTATCTCAGTAACAGTGTCCGCCAGATGGAATCGAGTATCAGTAAACAAATAGGCATCTGCAGTTCCAGATATGATCGAAGTGGCCGAGTCATTTGAGTCGTAATAAGGCTGTAAGCCAACATAACCAGAAGTACCTGCAGTATTGCTTCTTGTGGTGACAGATCGCGAATTTCTTCCTACGCTAGGGGTATTACCTTCAAGATAGACCACATCCCAGTTCATATTGATCGAGGCCTGATTTCCGCAGTCAACCTCATCTGGCATTATCACATTTCTTAAATCAACACCCACACCAGAATAAGTATTAAGGTCTCGGCCACCGGTATCAGATATAGTGCCATTTATAACCCAATCCTCACCAGTAAAAGAGGATATTTGGTTAACCTCAAGCAATCTAGCAGCGCTAAAGTCAGAAGGAGTAACCCAGTTCCTGATAGTCAGGTTCTCGCATCCGAAATTCCTTATCGGTCTCGATATCTCATTTTGAGACTCAGATCCGTAATGCACCATCTGGTTTATTGTCATATTCACGCTTTCCAAAGAAGCAAGAACAATACCGTACAGAACAGATTGACTTCGAAGGCTTCTAGTAGAATATGTGAGCTTCTCAATTACGCCGTTCGACTTATCGCCAAATGATAGCGCAACATCATCGCCCGTAAAGATGCGCAAGTGCTGTATTGTGGAGTTGTTTAAATTTAACCTAACCCTAGCAAATGTTGTGTTTCTTGGATTTCTAAAAATGGACGTAGCAGTTCCCACAAAATAAGACTGTGACTCGTCCTGCAGACATTCAGTCGATGACGCGCTATTAGAAACAAGCAGAATATTGTCCCACGTACCGCGAGAAAATTTAAATCGAGTATTAGCAGCGTCACCAACCACGACAAAGTTATCAACCACGCTAAAAGAAGCTAAAAGAAAAGTCGGAGGCCTGAAGAATGTCTTCAGCATCAAAAACACCTACCTCGTCAAACAAATACCTACCCCCAGCATTCCAATCTGGATTGCCGGAAATTAAAGATATCTGCCAATCTAGCGTACCGCCAGACGGGTTAAATGCTGCGTTGTTAGCTTTAATTTGAATGTTGGCGACTTTAATATCTACCCCTAGCGGAGGTATTGCGCCATTAACGCCATTACCAAATGTTATTTGACCACCAGAAAAAGAGCCTGTGGCTGTAGTGTCGTGTAAAAAAACCTTACCACGATCGTCCGTAAAGTCATCACTAATATCTGATACGTATGCCCAGCTTTCGGTTCCGGCCTTAACGTATGCAATCTCTTCATATCTTGAGCCTAAAGCATCAACCGGAAGATCAAAAACCTGACCAGCAGTGCCGTCACTTACGCCCAGCGTAATCCAGTCACCTCTCATGCGCCACGTTCCGCCTCCACAGCTGAAAAAAGAGCCGGAGTCCTGAAACGGGATAAATATGGGTGATGAGGTTGATGTGTTAACTACATCTACAGTTCTAGATAAATTGTTATTGAATATGCCGTCAAATATAATTGTTGATTCGGATATGGTGAGTTTAGCGTCCTGCTGCATATCTATTATATCGCCATTAGCAATACCTACGATATCTGCGTAATTGGTATCTGTCGATATGAAAAAAGTTGCCATATTTAACCGCCGATTACTTTAGCAATACTAGTTAATCCACTTACAGACAAGGCAACGGCGAGAACAGGAGTGGCTACCTTCATGACTGTCCACATTATTCCACTTTGTTTTATCTCAAGTGATAACACCCTTTTTTCAAAATCAGAACCCTCCCTTTTAACTTCTTTAACTTCTGATTTAAGCGACTCCAAATCCCTGTTAATCCTATCTGTAGCACCCTTTTGACTTTTTGCCTCAGCAACTTGACTGTTTATAGCTATGGACAATTCATGAAGAGAGCCTATTAGAGCATCCATTTTCTTGTCACTCTTACTATGCTTATCGTCAATCTTTTTGTCGATCTTTTCGTGCTTATCGTCAATCTTTTTGTGAAGGTCTTTTATGTCTTGCTGTGTGGCGGGTGATGTAGTCATAGCATATTCTTGCGATAATAATTGGCAGAGGCGCTAAGCTAGCGCATATAGTTATCAACTCTAAGTTTAATAGTAGATATTCTATCATAAGTCACCGAAACCACTAACACTATAAGACACCCGTACATTATAGGCATATAATACGGGTCAAAAAAACCGCTTATAATTATAGCGCCAAACTCATAAAGAGTGTTTTCGAAACCAAAAACAAAAAAAACAAATCCCCATAAGAAATAGGCTTTTCTGGACAAAAAAGACGAGTTACGCGCCAAAAAATAAAAAGCAAGTGAGACATACGAATATAATAGCATTAGCCAATTATAATAAATGACCTGAAAGGCATCATTTAATGATGTTATAGACCATAAAATCATAAGAAACTTAAAGGATAAACCTATTTCCTTTAGCTTGCTGGGTGCCAGGCACGACATAATAAGCACTGTAAACAGTGCTAATAATAATGACGATATCATTTCTTAACTGTTTTTCGTGACTTCTTTTTAGGTTTTGATGTGGCGGACATAACACTCTCCTTACTTTTTAAATGAGTTAAAATAATCGTCGACTTGCTTATTCATAAAATCAATCTGCTCTCGAAACTTATCAATGTAAGCCCTGTAAAGCTCTGCATCATCATTGCTGACACGTATATCTCTAACCGGTTGCTGTGTTACTTTTTGTAACATATAAGGCTCAGGCTTAATATAAACCAATCTTTCAGTGGTCGAGCAGCCAATAATACTAGCGGCTAACAGTAGTAAAATTATCTTTTTCATCAATCTTTCCTCTGTCCTTATCCGCATTGTTAACGGAATCAAAATTCTCAACCTCTAAAACCCTATCTTTCTGGACAGCGTTAAATCTTTCGCGCCTTACATCATGCTTCTTTTTTTCTTTCTCTATTTCAGCGTTTCTTTGTAGATTTTGAATTTCTTCAGATTTGCGCTTGTTTCGCTTCTTGAGTATTTTGATGTAAACAGCCATAGCCGCAACGATAAAAGCGAACCCCGCAGCTATTTTAGCCTTCATCACGCTAAACATTTTTATTCTCGTGCTTCATTGGTGCTGGAGATATTACCTTACTAGCCGCTAAATAAGCGATATACAAAGAACCAAGCGATTTAACTAAGCCCTCTATCTCTGTTACCGTTTCCGCAATACCATCTATATCTAGCAATCCTACCAATCCTAATAATGCTATCAATCCTGCTACTGCTAGTATTTGATACGTTCTATACCCTTTCATTACAGACCCTCTTTAATATTATGAAAAAATCTATAAATATTATAACACCTATTCAATAAACCCACATTGTTATATGTCCATCCGGCAATTCTGACCTATAACCAAGATGCACAAATGTTTTAGCAACACCTATAGAATTGCAACCTGCCTTAATTCCAGCATAAACTATATTCCCGCGCGTAGCGCCGTTGCACCTAATGTCAACTCCTTGGCCTTTCTGGTGATCTGCCGATTTTGTGCGGTGCACTTCGTTTGGGTGGTTAGGGCATCTGCCGCCAGAAGTTACAGCCCAAGGGTTGCCATCTATCTCCCGGGCTAGCTGAACCCTGTTTAGATGCTCCTGCCCTACGCTTCTTTTGTCACAATCAGCGTGGCCGCAAGTACACAAAAGCTTTGGGTCGCCTTTTGGGTTAAAGTCTTTGGTTCTTATCATAATTCAGCCTCTTAATTTTTTAAGATGTCGTGATCGCTTAAGGAATAATTTCTGAACCCTAGTGAGATAATCAATATCAAAGCTTCTAGGAAAATTATCGCATTCCAACCGCTCAACTCTATGCCTTCCAATTCTTTCTATTAACCTGATTCTGTAATCTACCACATTGCCAGAATTATATCTGTTGCACTTTACGCATTGCGCATGGATATTAAACAAGTTAAATCTCAAATGCCCAGCCGCCCCTCTACTTCGATAATGACCCGCATCAATAGTGCCGCCTGCTTTACTTTCTGGATAAGAGCCACAGCTTATGCAAGGCTTACCTTCATCCCTTAGCCTAACGTATGAATTTACCGCCGCTTGAGCCTTTTTAATCCAATCCCTAGCAGTTAGCAGCTTTTCTTTTTTCTGCCTAATATCGCGCTTAAATTCCTTTGTGCGCTTTACTTGCGATTTCTCTATGCCGTACTTAGATGCGTGATCAAAGTTGCAGAACGCCCCCAGTGGGACGCTTACCATCGTACTGACATCCCTGTACTCTTTGCAGTACCTGCACCGCTTTTTTGAGTTTGCCATTAGCTTTGGTTGTACTCTAGCTCTAGTATTAGATTTAGCTCATGTATTGCTTTTCTTATATCTTCTGCCCCATTCTTAGCTCGATGTCTGCATACTCGCTTTATCACGCAGCCCTCTAAAAACTGCATCTTATTTTCTTGTATAAATTCTATTGGCTGTATCTTCATGTTCTTGTAATGGTCGCCACCCTCTTGCATATCAAGACTGCTCATTTCTCACCCCTGTTTTTTGTTGGCCAATCTGGCGCTACCAACCCAAACCTTTCAGCCATAAATTTACTTAACACCTGCTGCACTTTTTGCGGGTCTACCGTACTTTGATCTTTCGTAGAATCTTTACCCTCAATAGCTTTTAGCACCGGCTTGTAAAACATATGCTTAAATGTGTCTTTGGTGTGCCAGACGCTAAACCCTTCTCTCATTGCGTTTGATGCGTTTTTCATGTCTATGCCAGCATCATTAAGTAGATCGGCACATTGGCCGCACCAGATATGCAAGGCACTAAACTGAGGGCTGCTTATCCCATGCTTAATACTGTAAGAGCTATAACCGTACTTTTCAAAATCACGATCAATTTGCTCATGCAATGCTTTTTTCGTTTGCTCACTATCTACAATATGAGTTATAGACATTAATTGACACCAACGATAACGCCATGTTTATTACAACTTACCTTGCCCATCTTATCTAGGGCAAAGAGGTATTGACCTAGCTTTTTCGCGCTCATCGAAAGCTCTGAACATATTCTTCTTCTATTGGGAACTTTACCATTGGCATCAATATAGACCTTTAGAAAAGAATAAATCTTTTTCATGTCTCCGCTAAGCTCATGGTCTTTTGGCTCATCAAATGCTGGCTCTTCTTTTATTTTTCCGCCGCTTAAAAGAAAAGCGCTTATCTGATCTTCTATTTTAGACCGCTCAATATTCTGCAATGTATTATGTGGTATTGCCATTGTTTTTACCTTGACGCGATTAAACACGTCTATTTATGTAAGCCATTGATTATTACTGTATTTGTTAAAATGATTTTGTAATTATACGTCAAGGTGAAATAAAATAACGACGTATAATTACAGTGTTATCTTGCAAATCCAATCCCAATGCTAATGGGGAGTATAACCACCCTTAAAGCGGTTTTTTTGCCATTTGAAAAAGTGCCTATATGGAAAAAATAAGTATCGCCATCTTTAGCCCAAATAAATGATTTCGCAAAATCAACCAGTATAACAATCCGCCAAAAACTTAAATCAAATCTCATAATCTATTTTCTCACTTTTCAAGATAACAACTTAATCGTTCTGACCGTCTACGCTTCGCTTCGTCGGCGGTACATTAATAGGTTATGTGTCTTCACCGATTGCATTAATATCTCCTACTAATCTTCCTGTCTTCCAATCTCCGATGTTAGCCCCAAAAAAAAGAGTGCCTTCAGGAGCCTTTTCAATTTCACCAGTAAGAAAAAGCATTGCGGAATGACTGCAAATTAATTGCTTTTCTTGCCAGCATTCCCTACGCATCGTAGATGGATTATCATATGTACAGGTACTCATAAATCACCCGCCCCACGTTAGGCTTATATTGCTGCCAATCCAAAGGAAAAATTCTATAACTCCCCATCCAATTAATCCAATTATTACAATCATTGTTGGTAACAACCCTTTTAAATCTGGTGCGCCCATTTTATCATCTCCAAATTATTTAATTAAAAAAAACACATAACAAAGCCAACCAAAGCGGACTCCGCTACGCTACGCCGTTGTTGGCGAAGGTTATAAATCTTTGTATTGATCCATAATTGCATTGCTTGCATTTTGGCAAGTTCGTAGACTTGCCTTTAAATCAATAATAGCTCCTTGCATATCTGTATAATCCTCTATCAACTCTTTAACAAGGTTCGCAGAAATAGTCATATTTTGCATAGGATTTGAAATCGCCTCCCTGTATGCAGACTCTATGCCTGTTATTTTCTTCATCTTTATATCCAGATTTATAACAACGTAATCTAAATTATTTACACCAATGGATCGCAACTTATTGATGGTATTGAACTTTTAATAAACTATTAAGCCCTACTATCTACATTATTAATTCATCTTAACTACAGCATCAGATTAGAACGGGACATCAAGACTGTCATCGAATGAATCAACTGCTGCATATGTGGGATTTGTCTGGTTGCCGCCTTGGTGTCCTCTGTAATCTGGTGCGGCCTGCTTGGAAGGGTTGCCGCTATCCCCTTGGTGAACACCGCGATCCGCAGCGTTTTCAGTCGTCCCAGCTCGACCACCAAGCATTTGCATTTCACTACCCACAATCTCGGTAGTGTAACGATCTTGGCCACTTTGATCCTTCCATTTACGAGTACGTAAAGAACCTTCTACATAGACTTGCGAACCCTTTTTAAGGTATTCACCTGCTATTTCGGCTAAGCGATTGAAGAATACGATGCGATGCCATTCGGTACGCTCTTGTGGTTGACCGGTTTGCTTATCTTTCCAGCTCTCGGATGTTGCCACGCTAATATTGGTGACTGCGCCACCTGATGGTAGGTATTTAGTAATCGGATCATCTCCAAGATTACCCACTAAAATTACTTTGTTAATTCCACGCGCCATATCAAACCTCATATCTATTATATTTAACATCTGTAATTAAGTCGGTGCATACACCATATTTTTTAGCTACCTCTTTAACAGTGACTCCACCTCTTCCGTTCTTAGCTGCGAATTTCAATAGCCTTATTTCTTTAACGTCATTCTCGCTTAAAGACTTTTTTCTATTAAGATTCAACAGAGACTTTTTTCTTAACCTTCCTTTTCTTGAGCAATCCTTCATATTATCTTTCTGTGTCCCAATAAAAAGGTGGTCTGGGTTTGAGCAAATGGGGTTGTCGCACTTATGGCAAATATAAAACCCTTCGGGAATCTTGCCAAAATACTTCTCATAGCTCACTCTGTGAAGCTTTTCTGGCGAGTATTTAGAACCCATCCTGTTGCTTAATGTTCCGTACCCATGACCATCAACTGATCCAGACCAACCCCAACAACCATCTGTTTTTAAAACCCTCCGATCCATTCTTTCAAAAATACACGTAAATCTTTCTTTGCTTGAGTTATTGCACTTTATTCCGCAATACAATCTAGATGCCCACTGTTTATTTGATTCACTTCTTTTTTCAATAAAAGAAACTCCACAAGTTAAGCAATATTTTGATCTTAGTTTAATAGTCATAGATATACCCCTTAGCGCGTATATCTAATATATCACACTTTTCTTAAAATAATGTAAGCATATTACTTATCACCTTTTTTATTTGTTTTTAATTCGCGCATTTTTTCTTCACGCGCCTCTTTCTTTATTCTGCGAAGCTTTTTGATTCTGCATCCAGCACTACAAACATCCGCATCAACCCGCGCATTTTTTCTAGGCTTTTTACACTCTGGGCATATAAAGTCTTTTGGCATATCGCCTCCCAATCATTAAACATATTGTAACGCATATCTGTTACGCGTTACAATCATTTGTAGCTTTTATTTATCTAATATTTTAGATTGTATTTGCATATAAAAATCAGCTTTTATCTTCTTCGCTATTTCGATTCTTTCGGATAATATTTTTATGAAATCCTCATCGCGAGCAATAACAATGTAACCAAAAGAGAGTCTTGAATCTTTGGCAAATGGATTGTAGTTTGCAAAATACCATTTGTTTGCCCCGGTAACTAACATCGCTGTTTGAATCTGCACAAAGTGATCGAAATTCTCACGTTTTAAATCTGCGTTATCTTTTATAAGCATATTTTTAGAATGCTCTAAAGGGCTTTTACATTTAACTTCTGCGCCCGTTTCAACCAAGTCTAGATCGTCAATCACTAAACCATCGGGAGTTACACCTACGCCGTCTGCATGGATATGCACTTGTTCGTCGTCAATATTAACAAAAGTAAGTCCCGTTGCTTCTGCAAGTAAACGCATACATTCGCTTTCTCTCTCTTCACCGTTTCTAGTGTGCGCAGTGCTAAAGTTAAGGCTGGGATCAGGTTCAAAGAACTCCTCTATGGCCTTCTCTTTCGCGTAAGTGACCAACCCCTCCGGCGGCTTTTCGTGCTGTATTACTTTCCACGTTTTATCTAATAAATCGCCCGTTACTCTGCAGCTTGCAAACTCTTTAACAAGGCCAACTAATGGCTTTTTGTCCATGCAGCCCATCAATGAGTAAAGCTCATCAAATTCTTCATAGTCGCGGCTTGGCAACGACTTATCCCAACCTGCCATTAACCGGTGATTTTCCGAAGCGGTAAAGTTACCCGCGCGATCTAAAAGTATTTTTTCGCTTAGCATTACTCTTGCTCCTGTGCTACTTCGCCGTTGATTGGCTCAGATTTTGTCAATGTCATTACATCCTCAAGCTGTTTTGAGGTTAACGTAAAACTGTTTGAAAGCTGTGTAATAATTGCCATTGCACGCTTTTCACCGCTTTCAACCAGCTTTTTCCATTTTGGAAAGTTCTCATTAAATCGTTCTTGAGAATATTCATTTGCACTGGCTGGCGTTTGCTGCTGCGCCATAGATTCCGTAGTGTTTACTATTTGGATAGCATCTTGAAGCTGTGAAGCCTTAGATATATCAATAGGGAACTTTGACAGCACCTGCTTGATTGCTTTTGCCGCAAACATTTGTTCAGCCCAATTATTGTGAGGGCTATGACTTGAATTGATGCTAGGAGATTTTCCTATAATTTTATGAATCATATCAGCAGGAACGAAAGCATGAGTTTTGTTTTTTGTCTCATTATCAAGAATGGAAACAATCACGCCGGTTAAATGCTCTTTTGCCCATTTATCATCCGATCCTTTGCGTTGCGAAAAGCTAGGGTTAAATATCATCTCACTATCAAAACCAAATCCCTGTTGGCTGAATTCGTCGCAATCATAAACAACATCAGACAATACCGAGTAACCAGCACGCTTTGCCAATACTTGCCAACCTTTATAGCCGCAATCAAAGGTCGCCACGCCGCCATACTTAACGACATAGCCTTGGCCTGCCTCAAGCGGTAAGTCCAGCGTAAGAGCTTGTATTCCACACCGTATGATTGATTCAGGCGTGCAGCTATCAAGCATCTTGCTTAAGCTTATTTTTAGTATGCGCGTTTTAAACGCTTCCATCTGCTGCGGGTTATCCCCTAAAAGACCCTTAAGCTGGTTTTGAATAGCCTCTATCTCAAAAGCATCCATCACTTTTGTTTCTCTAACTGCTAGTGCTGTACTCATCGTGTCACCCCCATTATTTTCATAAATTCGTCATCGCTTAAATCACTAAAAGACGGCTTAGGGTTGCAAACCGTATAAGCCTTATCAATGATTGTTTTTCTGCCGCTAATCATTTTAATCTCAGGCTCTATCACTCTTGCGTTATCGTTCTTTGTTGCCATATTCATATTAAACTCCCCAAGTATTCCCCAAAATAAAAAACAAAAAGACACGCTATTACTGCAGCTGCGCCCCATAAAAATGGCTCTACACCTAATCTCATCGCTTGCCCCTTGTTCGCTTTAGTATTTCCATAACCTCTTCGTACTCTCCAAGCTCCAAATCACAATCTACGCCATCAATGTTTAATGTAAGACTGGCTTTCTCTATACTAGATAGATCAAAAAGGTAGTGATCTTGAGTTCTAGTCTTTATAAAAAATGCAGTAGTCTCGTTCTTCTCGTTAGCCTCTACATACTCAAAAAAACCATGCTCAAATTCGTATTTGGGATTTTTTATTGTAAATAAATCGCCCATAACCATATCGCCTATGCGCAGGGGCTTTTGATGCTCGTAAGCTGCACGACTAAAGCCCATACCTATTACATCTTTATCATCCATACTATTCTCCCAATACTGTTGTTGGTGTTAGATTAACCGTATATGTCGCATCTTGGTAAATATCGACATCACTTTGGTTTTCGTTTGACTCGGAAGCAAACACTATGTGGCCATTGCCATACTTCATACTAGAAACGTGCATTCCGGTTTGATCAGCAATATGATCCACCACCTGATCTAGTGTACCCACCAGCGATTCGTCGTAACCTTCTGTTTGATAAATAGTCATATTGCTCACCTGTTTATGTATTTGATGAGCTAATATTAACGGTGAGGCGTTACACTGTCAACCTATTTATTATATTTATTTTTAATTGCATTAAATTAATACATAAAAATATATTGACATTAAAACATTAAGCAATTAATATGATCGCAAATGGAGAATTCAATGAATATTAAAAAAGCACTAAGAGTAAATCTAGCAAGGCTAAACATGACACAGTCAGAATTGGCAGAAAAGTCAGGCATAACAGAACAAACGCTTTCGAAAATGAACAAAGATAATGAAGCAAGCACAAAAATATTGCGAAAAATATGTATGACGCTAGACATTACAATGTGGCAATTTATAAAAGATGGGTACGAGTAAGAGTTATGCGGCTTTGCTGGATTTAAGTTGGCGTTATACGCTGAGTAAGGTAGATATCTAGCAAGGCCGCACCAAAAAAGCAGTTTAACCGTCTGCTATAAAATGGTCGTTATATGTAGTTAAAACGAGGCAGGTTATGACGGGTAATATTATAAGATTAGGAGATAAAACGGGTAATGCGGAAATGCAAGACCCCGTTGAGCTTTTAAAGGATGCAATAAAAGAATATGAAGAAGGTGGGTATTTTGAAGGTAGAGAGAAACTGCTAATTCTTTCTCTAGATGATAAGGAAGGCGAATACAGCGTTAGTTTTATGCAGGCTGGAATGAAGATGAGCCAATGCGTAAGTCTTTGTGAGGTATCAAAAGCGATATTTCTAAAGAAAATGAATTACATATAACCTATGCAAAAACCGCGCAGCAACGCGGAGTCGGATTTGTTGCTGTTGTTATAAACCTAGAAGGAGTTGAATGTATGTGCAAAGAAGTTAAAGAGTTATGTATTAAAAGAAGCCAGCTTGAGATGCAGCTTGAGAGAAATGAGGAGAAAGGTGGTGAGTGCATCACTTTAACAAAAGGAGAGTGTGAAGAGCTTTTTGAAGTGATGAAATCTGCTGAGGAGCAACTGGAAAACTGGTTTGGTCATGGTTTATAACCTTGCATTAAGCGAGGCAAGGAGCAACGCGACGCAGCTCCGATTGAATGCGTTGTTAGTGTGATTATTAGAGGGTGTTGAAGTGAACAATAACTTAGTAAAAATTGTTGCGGGTAATGGTGGTCATTACAGTATAAGCGAGGCTATTGAGCCGATGAATTTCCTTAAAGCTTGCTTTCCAGACGATCAAGCCAATGAAATGAACTTGTGTTTTTTCTCAACTTCTGGAGTGCATGGCAGCTATCGTACTATTGAAGAAGAAGAGAAAGAGAATTTAGGTGGAATCACTTTTTTAGTTGTTCAGCCGAGAATAGTGGCAATGACTTACGGCGTAGTCCATCCCAAAACACCCGCCGAGTTTGAATTTTTAAAAAAGCTAAGAGAATCATCGAAAAGTGCAGTGATTGATGATATTGGTTAAGCACACTAACCTATTACTAAGTTGTTGGCGTGTAGCGTCAGCGTAACGACAATCAAATTGAGTACGTTGTTATGAGTAAGATGCACTATCAAAACACCGATGTTGATTACAGAAAACAAGGTCAAACGGAATACGAATATAGGCACTCTACGGCTTGCGGATATGTAAGGGATAACGTTACTAGAAATGGTGATAGTGTTGACTGCAAGCTTTGCTTAAACAGTGTTCACATGGTTAATTATCACGCGATAAACAAAACTTTTACGGATTCGCAGGGCAGCTACTAAGCTCATAACACTGTAATTATACGTCGTTATTTTGCGTCAGTTTGACGTATATCCACGGGTAAAGATATGCAAGCTATTGATATTAAAAGTTAAATTTAGATTGACGTGTTTTATTGCGTCGATTATTTAAAATACCCTCCTTTTGGCTGCTTAATCGCGGCCTTTTTTATTTTTGATTTATTTTAATAAACCTGTTGACCTGTTCAGCTAGACAGGTATAATAAATTCATCAACTAGAGAAACGGAGCAAATAACATGAAAGATTTTAAAGTTACAGTAAAAGGCGAAAGCGGATCATTAAGCTACGAAGTTAGAAAAACTCTAAAAGGTGCGCAAGGATTTGGTAAGCGTCTAGCTAATGAAGCA